GTAGCCGTAATTTCTGGTCCATTAATGGTTGGAGTGGTAAGTGTTTTATTAGAAAGCGTCTGTGTGCTGTCTAAATCAACAGAGAGTGCATCGTTAATTAAATCTTTATTAAGATTAGGCATATTCTACACCGCTAATGGTAAATGTAACAGCATTTGCTGTAACTTGATCTACATAGATTTTACTATTAGCAGGTATAACTACTGATGTATTATAATACACAACATTATTTGCCAATACAGTAACATTGCTTATCACCTTGTTATTAGCCGCAGGGGAAGCAGCCCCTACAAGAATATGAATACTGCACACAGCGTTAGAGCTGGTTGTATTACAAAGGTTAATATTTTTGATAATTGAATAATCACCAACAGTATTTGCTACCGAATAAACATTAGAACCCGTAGAACTAGTTCCTATATAAAAACTTTTTGGTGTTAGATTAGCCATTTATACCCCCATCCACATTAAAACTTCATTATCGTAAGTTGTGGTATTCATATCTTGTATAGTAATTGCATCAAGAACATGATCTACAAGTGCTCCAGAGTTATGAGCAACAGCAGTTGTGCCATCATACCCTCTTTGAGATACTGTAAAAACATTAGTTGATCTAGACGAAATTAAAACTTTTTCTTCTGAAGCAACACCGCGATCAATAACTACAACAAAAGGGTTGTCGCCGCTTGGGTAAGTAGAACCGTCTACTGCGGTAAAAGAAGTTGCTGAATTAGACAATGAAGAAGCTAATGCTGTCTGCAATACTGCGCCATTAAATTCTCTTCGCAACATGATATCTCCTTAATCTATGCTGATATCAAGATCGCCTGTCGCAATTCTTAAAGTATCTCCAGCATCTGTTGTTTTATTCGTAGTAAGTGTCCCATGAACAAGCATATTGCCCGATGTTGAAGCATCAAATATGGCAATAGCTACTGTCGTAGCGGCTGGCATTCCGGTGAAGTCAATATTCGCTGAATTTGAAGTTGCACCGCTAGAAGCAGCAGTGAACGCAGCTGTTTGACGAGCATAGCTACCACCAGTAACTTCTGTTCCACCACCAGCATCACCAGGAGCAGCAGTAAACAATGCAACATAAACTGGGCTTGGCATTGTATATGATGTTGTTCCTAAGAAGTGATCTAGGAGTTTGTTTTCTAAATAATTTGTTAAATTGCCGGCCATCTGTTAATCCTCCTGACTATTATAGTACACTTCTTTTTCTTCATCACTAGGTAATCGGAAGTTTGGAAGTCTTAATAGCAAATTGGCTTCTTCGGCAGAAATTTCTGCCATTTTATTCTCTCTTGAAAATTTTAAACCGCTTTTTGTAACATATCCAGCACCACTTTCAAAGTAAATTAAAACACTATCTGCTTCGTTATCTGTGGTAACTTTTTCTTCAATAATTTCTTTTTTAATAACTTTCTTTACAGGTTGTTTTTTAACCGGTGCAACATCTTCGCTTTTTACAATGTTATCTCTATTTGTCATGTTATATATCCTATCATCAATATATGATTAAATCAATTATACACAATTATGGCGGGGAGGTTTTACCCTGCCCCGCCATGAATTGATATTTAATTCAAATTAGAGTGTACGAAGTTTTACGTTCTTTGCAATAACATAAGAATCAAGATTCTCAACATTATTAGCAACTCGCATAAACTGAGTGTACTCAATTGTGTCGGTTTTTGGTTGGAACTGACGGTACACTGTGATGTCACGGTGTAGACCGATTACCTTGTTATTTGGGAAGGTAAGTGCTACATAACCATGTGAACCCGATGTTGGCGAATAATCACCGGCAACAGTTTCTGGCATCAATGGGATTTCAATCAATGGAATACCATATGGTGCAAGACCAGTTGCTCCTGGACCGCCATTTGCACGGATAGCACCGTTCATGAACGCCTGCTCACCAAATGTTGAGCCTGGAGCCGGAGCGCCAGATGTTGCGGCTGTTGCAGAGTTTGGATTCTGCAAGCTGAACGCTGTATCTTGTACAACACCTGCACCAGAGAAGAAGCGAAGTTCACCTCGGCGTTGCAGGTATTTTGTTGGCATGTTACGAAGAACTCTGTCGTATGTTGCACGGGAAACATTGTTTCCTGCTTCATCAACAACAGTTGCACCTGCAAGAGCAAGCTTAACAAAGCCATCAAGTGCCTTAAGAAGAGCATTGTTTGACGATGTATTGCCATTGATCAACAAGTCATCAAGGTCGTTAGCTGTTTGACGAGCCATTACTTGTGCAAGATGATCTTCAAGCGAAGCACCTTCAATATTGTCTTCAAGAGACTCTGTGCTCAATTCCCAGTCAAGACGAAGCTTGACACTTGACAATGAAACTTTTGTAAAAGTTACTGCTGCATTAGAACCGGTTTCGGTTGCTTCTGTAGCTTTTGACATGAGCCTTGTGCCAACAGATACTTTGTCAATATCCATTGTCGGTGTGCGCATGCGCACAACGCGAGAATTCTTCATGAGGTTTGATTGATCAACTACGAAATCAATAAAACGATTTGATTGCTCTGCATTAAGCAGACCACCTGACGCATTGCCAACGACACTTGTAGTTACTTCGTTAGCTTTAGCGAGGATTTCTTCTTGTGTTGCCATAGTAATTTCCTCCTATTATGACTTGTAGCCCAAGGAGCTAATTACACCCTGTGGCAAATACATGTTTCCCCAAAATGATTTAGGTGCTGACTTTACCAGTTGCACATCTTCATCATCTTCTGAGTCAACGCTTTTCTTTACAGCACCAGCTTGAGCGAACTCCTCAACCTTTGCCGTTTGAACTTCCAGAGCTTTTTCAGTTGCTTCCAACTTCTCAGCCAACTCTGCTTTCTGAGTTTCTACGCTCTTGGCTACTTCTTCAATCTTTGCATTAACATTCTCTTCAACTTCTTGTTTAAAGGAAGTTGCGAAATCAGTCAATTTCTGATCAATTACTGAACCAAGCGCTTCTTTAAGAACTTCAATATCCATTTCTTGTTCCTCCACTTGTTTGACATCCACTTCCACTTCAGTTGAAGTTTCAGTATTATGCTCGGACTTTTCTAGTCCTAAATTATCTTCTGGCGCAAGCCAATTGATAAACTTCTTAATTAAAGACAGTTTATTATCTGTCAATGAATTTTCCATAGGTTTAACATTATCATAATCTGCATCATTTTGCAATTCAATATCAATAAAATCTTCATTTAAATTATCTTCATCAAAAGGTAATGTTAGTTCTAACAATAATTCAAGTAAAATCTCTTCTTCATCTTCAATAGAGTAGCTTTTGTTTTTCATGTTTTTATATCTCTCAAGAAGTCTTCTGCCTTTAGCCGCCAACCTAGCTGCGTCTTGCGTATCTTGGGGTACAGGTTCACCCCAGGCAGCAGCTGATAGAGCAAGCCTAGTCGGTCTACCTTTATCATCTTTCATTGGACCAGATGGATTGGTAAAAAATCTGGTAAGGAAAGAACCTTTCCTGCGCATTTTCTCTGGAGTGTTGGCTGGGCCTTTAACTCCTGGCTTTAAGTTAGCCCCTTCAGTTTGTTTGAAGTGCCTTCTGCCAGCAGCGGTTAATCCACCTTTAGGGTCTTTTAATGGTTGTTTTTTTTCAATAGCAACACATTCGCATACATCATCACAGCATTTTAAAACATAACCAAGTTTGCCATCTGTGTCCATCTTGACAAGATCAATTGTTGCAAGAGCATTAGCTGGATTGTCAACAAGACTTAATTCACCCAGTTCATATTCTTTGATAATATTAATTGGTCGGTTGTTATGAAGCTTGCCAGCAAGTATTTCTTTTTTCATAATTTTTCCGCCAATAGAAAAAGCACGAAGAGTGCCATCAAGAACTTTTTGCCAAGTTGCTTCAGCTCCTTTAGAAATATAAGCTTCTACTTCAATAGCATTATATTCTTTCCCATCAGCATCTTTCATTTTAATTGGTTTGTAGCTAATAGCTTTTCCTACAGCAATAGGAGCATGCATTTCTCGGATATTACCTTGCCAGTTTTTAAACGCAATTTCAGAAGCAGCAAAGTCTACTATATCGTTAGATTTATCAACATTATCAGCAGTTGCAATACCAGAAACAATGCGTTGTTCTTTCTTGATCATACTGATAGGGAAAGAGAAGTTAAGGTTATTCATATATTGTATCTTACAGTATATTGTATTATTTTAATACAAGCAAATTATGCAACTGCATAGACTGCTAAAGTAACGCCAGCAGTCATAATTTGAAACTTGGTGTAATCACCTTCAATTTCAACATAACCCCCACCGCTATCTTTTGCAGGTATTACAACTTGATGTGGACCGTCATTTAATTTAACGGTTGCCGCTGTGGTTGCATGTGTGTTATAAAAATGAATACAGCTAGTGTGTGTATTTAAAGAAACAACCCCGCCTGTGCCGCTTGTGCTAGTTGCGGCTGTATTGGAAAAAACGATTCCATGTTCGTAACTCATTCAGAACCTCCTGTGGTATCTTGTACTTCGCCCCTCTCAGCCTGATCTCCAGATGCTCGTGGGTCTGAAGAACCTTCTGGTGTATCAGAGCGAGCGTTTCTTGGCTGAGAAGATATATTATTAGAATTTCCAACCGGAGCCCCTGGCCCAGATTGTTCTTTCTTAATTTTTGTTGGGAACGGCAAAGGTACATCTCCATCAGTTCTCTCAGTAAGACCAAGAGATGATCTAACCTCGTTTGGAGAAATAACTTCTGTTCTCAAATATCTATCATTAATTCTAGATTGAATATCTTCATCAATCAAGTCAATGCGTTTAAACTGCATAATAAGCAAATCGCTAAATTCATGAATTACTCTATTCAATCTTTTTTCAATAACAGATTGATCAGGGCCAATAACCTGCATCTTAAATGTTTTATCAGCATCTCTTGATACTGCAAGGTTAGCGTTATCATATACTCCTACTTTTGGAGCAGGGACTCTATTAGCAACTAAAATTTCATCTCTATTTGATTTACGATATTTATCAAAAGAAGCATCTTGTATACCGGCCTCTAGTTTTTCAAAACGAATATCGCTATCCGAACCAATTGATGCAGGTAGAGGAATAACCAAAGTACCATGATTGCGACCTTTTACTTCTTTTCTAAAATAATTAATCAATTCTTGTTTTGATTTATTGCTAAGTTTTGCCCCTTTAAGCACAATTGCGTAACGAGGAATAGCTTTGTTTTCAAAATAATCAATATTGTATTCTTTAGCAAACTTGTCACCAACAATAGCAGATGCTGCAGAAACAGCAGAAGGAATACCGTAGTAGGTATTTTTAGGAGAATATGTTTTGAAATGAATAATTTCATTAGGGTTAACATCTGTATTAATTGGGTCTTCTGTTTCAGAGTCACCAAAGTTTCTAAAGAACACCGCTGAAATTTTATTACTTCTAGCAATTTGCACATAACCATCCCGTTTACGCCTAACTCTCATTAAGGTGCCAGGAATATGGCCAATGTATCCAATCTCGCCAGAGTTATTACGACCAATCTCTAAATAACCATTTCCAATGGTAAGAACATCTTGCCAAACTTTTACCATTGTTTCAAGAAAAGTTTCTTCCTTGTTGGTATCTTCAAAAATTTGTTCAAGTCTTTCTTTTTCATCTTGAAGCATTTTACGAATTTTTGCAAGTTTGTCAGGATCATTAGACGCTTTTTCAATTTTTCTTTTTGCTTTTAATGTTTCAACAAACTCAAAACCCAAACCAACTGTATTCATAACTCTTGCAGCAACAGAAGCGTTATGAACAGCGCTAGAATCATAAAGACCCGCCAATGTATCCAAATCGTATGGGGGGTTTACTATGTCATAAAGGGAATAGCCATCAAGCGTTTCAGGATCAATATATTTTGTAGATACGCCATCAATGCCTTCATATTTTTTAGCTAACCGTTGAGCTTTTCTTTTCATCTTCGTAGAAAGATTATTAAAATTTACTTTAGCAAATGGGTCATCATTTACAACAGATGTCTCAAAGCCAAAATAATTAATGTCATCAATTTCACCCAGAACCTCGGTGTCTTCTATATGTGTCATTCTGTTATCTTCCATGTTTCCTCAATCCGTCAAAAAAATCTTCATACGGGTCTGGTAGCAGCCCATTGTTAAGTCTATCGGCTTGGTCATCTCTTTCTGAAGAAGAAACTTTTCTTGCCCCGTGAACCCAAGCAACATCCCCTTCGTCTGAACCTGACCAATAAATACCAGCTTCAAGAACTCTTTTTTCTATATCAGGATCACCAACAAAACCTTCTGCTGAAAGCACATTGCCATCTGCATCCATTAGTGGTTTACCGTTAGGCAAAATCCACATGCATACACCAAATGTTCTTTCTGGAACCCAAAGGTTACTTTTTTTGATAGTATCGTATCCCATTGATACACAGTATACATCATTTTTATTAAAAAATGAACATTCTTAACAAAGTATAGTGTAAGTTATCTAGTTTTTGAATATTAACGGACTGGACAAGCCCCGGTAGCGCAATCATCAAGAGATAACAGCTCTGTTTCGTGAACAACAACTGCCGGAATTGATAAATCAAGCTTTGAAACTGCCGAATTATATTCGTTTTCAGAAATTTCTTCATATGGAGGCAATACAAAGTTATGATCAACATGAAGCAAGAAAGATACTGACTTAATTGATTTATCATAATTCTTGGATAACCATTCTTTAATTGATTCAAGCTCTTCTTTACGATAATAGACAGTTACAGAAACAGCATTATCAGCCCAAATAGTTTGAAGTTTCTTAACCCACTCAAGCTGATCAACAGCCGTCATGTTTTTTGCAAGCACAGAGTTTTCTGGGGACTTGCATGGGAATTCAACAACATATTTGGTGTGATCTTCACGCCCATCCAACCCTTTATCCCAAACAATTTTATAACCTCGTTTGCGACAAACATCAACAAGAGGGTCAACAGAATTAAAACGAACTCTTCTGATGTAATATGGAGCAAATGCTGGATGTATTCCAGGAGTAACGCCTGGGAGTAAAGAAAGCGTTCCCGATGGCTGCACCGTTGTGAGTCTTACAGAAGGACCCCAGCCATTTTTAGCTGAATATTCTTTATCAAAGTTTTTAATATATTTATAAACTTCGTCTAGCCATCCAATTTTTTCTTCATCGCATTGCAGAATCCCAGTTACGGATTGCCCGAGTCTTGAATTTTTATGAACAATAGTATTTGTTTTTTCATATGGATAAGATAACTTAGAAATTTGTTTTTGAATCATATAAAGCAATTTGCTAATTTCTTTAAATTGAGACAAGGAATCAATGTTTGGCAAAAAGATAGTTGAAAGATTGCAAGACTCTCCATCTCCAAGAGCAATTTCTGCACATGGGTTAAACCCTTCAATTGTTGGGTCTGGATTTTTTTCTCCAACACGACCATAAGTTCTTGCTAGTTTTCTGTTAAGTAAACCATACGGTTCACCTGTACCATCATAGCCTCGCCATAATTCAGGCATAATTTCACTGTATGCATCTGCGTAAATTGAATTGTTACTGTTTGATCGCCAAGCAGGAATATCTCCTGAACCCCAGTTTTTTGCTCTCAAGAACAAAACATCATCAGGGTCTCCAATTGCAATCTGCGCCGAACGGCGAGATGAACCAGATACAACAATTCTTCCAATGATGTTACAAATATCAAGGACATCTATTGAACGAAGTTTTTTACCGACTCTGTTGTTAAGCACTTTGCAAATATCAGCAATACCCTCCACTAAAGCCCCTGGACCAGATGCTGTGCCGCCAAAAGTTTTTAATGGTGCACCAAATTCTCTAATAAGAATTGTTGAGTATGTAAAAGATTTTCCTGTTACAAAATAAGACTCAAGAACTTTTGACAACAACTCTCTCCAACCTTGCCTTGAATCTGGAATGATGAAATCAGCATCATTGGTTCTTTCAGCAATAATCTTCTCCACTTGTTTTACTTTTGGCAGATCA